AGTACGTAAAAATCCTACGTTAATATGGCCAAGAACACTAGCAATAACAGAATACCAGTTAAATGGGTACGAGATAGAGCTAAAGCGGCTTATACTAAAAAAGATACTTGCTATATATGTAGTACTAACCAAGATTTAGAATTACACCATTTACATAGTATTACAGTACTATTAAATATGTGGGCTGATAGAAAGAATTACGATATATCTACAGATGAAGGTATACTGGCAGTTAGAGATGAGTTTATTGAAGAACATAAGGTTGAGCTATATGATATGGTTTATACTTTATGCAACAAACACCACGTTTTACTACATGGTGTCTACGGTAAAGCGCCTTCTCCAAATTCGACAGATAAACAACGTTCGTGGATAGAAAAGCAAAAAGCAAAATTGATCGAAGAAGGGTATATACCAGAAAAAACAACTGAGTATAGCCTAATCTCATTTGCTGAGTTTTATTAAGGATAAACATGGTATGGTATAAACCAAACTCATGGTTCGATAATAACGAAGAAAAGTTAAACCCAGCCCAAGTCATGATTAGTCGTGAACAGGGTATGTTTATTAATACTGATGCTAGCATTAGTTATAATACTGCTTTTGAAAAGTTAGAAACCGTAAACCGTGGTGTTAATATGATAGTTAGCGGCTGCTCTAGCCTAGACTACGATATAAAAGATAAGTTAATGGAAGGTGTTGTATCTGGCGTTAGACAAAAGACTCTGAATAATCTTTTAAACCACACACCAAATCCATACCAAACAATACAAGAATTCCGAACTAATATATTTACTGACTTCTTACTAGAAGGTAATATATTCATTTACTATGACGGTGTATATCTATACCATCTACCAGCATCTAGAATGCAAATAGTAACCGACCCTAAGTCGTTCGTAGAGTCCTATCGTTATAATGCAACGATTGTATTTAAGCCTACAGAAATTATCCATATCAAAGATCTTAGTAGTATTTCTATTTATAGAGGTACTAGTAGACTAGTATCTGCTGATAGAAACATTAAGATTCTATATAAGATGCAACTGTTCCAAGAACAGTTCTTTGATAATGGTGCTGTTACAGGTTTGATACTTACTTCAGAGAATACTCTTAGTCAGTTAGCTAAAGATAAGACTATAGCTGGCTGGATGGCAAAGTATAGTCCTAAGAATGGTGCTAGAAAGCCAATGATTCTTGACTCTGGTCTAAAGCCAGTCACTAATCTTGCAGATAACTTCCAAGAGATGGATTTTGATACCTCTATCAAAACTCATGATACAAAGATATTAAAAGCTTTAGGTGTACCGCCGATCCTATTAGATGGTGGCAATAATGCTAATATCAACCCTAATTTGAGATTGTTCTATTTAGAAACAATCATGCCTATTGTAAATAAATACGTATCTGCAATGGAACGATACTTTGGTTATGATATTGAAGCTGTTACAGCAACTGTATCAGCACTACAACCAGAAATGAAGGATGTAGCCGCATATCATACTACCCTAGTTAATGGAGGTGTTATGACACCTGATGAGGCTAGAATTGAATTACGTTTACCGCCCAAAGGTGGCGATGCAAACGATCTAAGAATACCGGCTAATATTGCCGGCTCAGCTGCTAACCCTAGCATTGGTGGTAAACCACCGAAACCGGCAACTCCGCCAGCTAGCGGTAAATCAGATGAAACTTAAGTAAGGAACTAAATGGATAAGAATAAAGTATTATACCTAAATAGTGCCTTTACTGTAAAGGACATTGACGCTAACAGCGGCGATGACCTTCCAACAGGGACTGAAAATATTGCTTCCGTATTTATCGAAGGTTACGCAAGTACTAACGATATTGATCGCGCAGGTGACGTAGTTTCTGCTTCTGTCTGGGAAGGCGGAATGAAGAACTATCTTAAGAACCCTATCATACTAGCTAATCATGATTATGATGACCCTATAGGTAGAATGGTTGACTATAAGATAGACAGTAAGGGCCTATGGATTAAGGCACGTATTTCAGCAGCCGCTGAGATATTTAATCTTGTAAAAGACGGCGTTGTAACAGCATTTAGTATCGGCTTTAAAATTGTTGATGCTGAGTATAATTCAGCTGCTGAGATATTTATGATAAAAGACATTGAGCTGATAGAAATATCAGTTGTATCAGTGCCTTGCAACCAAAACACATTGTTTGATCTGTCTAAAGCGTTTGATAATGTTGATGACTATAGTAAATTTAAAGCGCAATTTGCACCCAAAGGCATTCCAGCTAAAGGGCTTGAGACCGGTCCGGTGGCAAAGAGCATAACAAAGAAGGAATTGGAAATGACTCCAGAAGAAATGAAACAAATGCTAGTTGATGCCGCTGAGCAAGCAACTAGTGCTCTACTAGCTTCTCAAGCTAAAGCTGCTGCTGTAGCCGAAGCCGAAGCTAAAGCTGCTAAGGATCTAGAAGATCGTATCAGCAAAGCCGTTGCTGCTCAAGTAACTGTTGGTCAATCCGGTGCTGAAAAACTGCTTGCTGATATCACTAAGCGTTTTGAAGACCAAACCAACACATCTAAGTCTGCTCTTGAAGGCCTAGAAGCCGCTATCAAGGAAAAGACTGATGAACTAGTTAAGATCCAAGCTAGCAAAATGAACTTTAGCGATAAAGGTGCTGCTGCAGGTTCTACATACGAAGAACGTGAAAAGGCTGTTATGCTTTCGCGTATCTCTGGTAAAGCTATCGGTGATAGCAAATATGGTAAAGAGATCCTAGAAAAGACTGGTCAGCACATGCCTTCGGCTACATGGGAATTAGAAGTTTCTACTAATATGGAAGCTGAAGTTCGTCGTCGTCTAGTGGTTGCTCCGTTGATTCGTGCTGTTGGTATGAAAACCAACGTTATGACTCTACCCGTGAACCCAGAAGCTGGTGTTGCTACCTGGGTTACTAATGCCCAGTTCGGTGATCCTGCTAAAGCATCTAGCGGCGGTACAGTTGCTACTACTGGACAAACTCCTGGCCGTGGTTCTCCTCACCAGTTAAAAGAAATTACGTTGAATGCTTATAAAGTAGCAACAAACGAATATCTAAACTACGAAGAAGAAGAAGATTCGCTACTTATCATTATGCCTATTGTGCGTGATGCTATGGTACGTCGTCTTGCTCGTGCAGTTGACCGCGCTTACCTAATGGGGGCTGGTGCCGGTTCGGACCCTGTTGCTGGTCTAGCTCTGTACAATGCTACTTCTACAGTTACTCCTACCAATACTGGTGTTGCTTCTATTGCCAATTTACGTACAATGCGTCGTAACCTTGGTGCTTGGGGCCTAGACCCAGCTGAAATCGTGTACGTTGTTTCTACCGAAGTCTACTACGACTTACTAGATGATACTACATTCCAAACTATGAATCAAGTTGGTCCTCAGGCTACCTTGCTTACTGGTCAAGTTGGTCAAGTTGGTAATAGCCCCGTGCTAGTATCTGCTGAACTACCTTCTAAAGCTGGTGGTGCTGCTACTGCTTCGACTAACATTGGCGCAATTTGCTTTGCTCCCGCCAACTTTATGGCCGGCAACCAACGTGGTCTACGTTTCGATACTCAAGAACTAGTTGAAACCCAACGCCGTGTTCTAGTTGGTTCGCTACGTACTGGTATGACTCAGGTTACTACGAACCTAGGTTCTGGTGTACAAACTCTTCGTTGGTCCTAACTAACGAATAAGATAAGGCTTTCGGGCCTTATCTTT